CCCAATTACTTGCAGGAGGTGCTAGGCGCCCTCTACTCAGCGCCCTTCTATGGCATGGCCTCCCATATCCTAGTTACGCCCCGCGTGCTCAGCGAGCTCATTAAGCAGACGGTGACCTTCGGGCGCCATGACCAGGTTAACTTCTCTAACGGTATGCTCGGCTTCGGCTCAAACAGCATCACCATTAGCGCCCCTTACGGTATGATCCCCGTTGTGGCGTGCCCGTTCCTTGAGCGTCACGACCGCATCGCCCCCGCCGCTGGTGTGTCGGGTGTGTTTGACGGCTCCGTGGTGACGCCTACGATCAGCGTAGCGCCCGCCGCCGCCTCTAACGCCGCCTCTCAGTTTGTGGCGGCCGATGAGGGCGCCTATCGCTATCGCGTGGTGCCCGTGGGCCCCGCCGGTGTGGGCGTCGCCGTGGACACCGCCGCCGTGAGCGTCGCCGCCGGTGAGAGCGTGAGCTTCACTATCGCCCAGAGCGACTCTAGCGCGACCGTGAGCCATTACCGCATTTACCGCAGCGCCCCCGACGCCGCCAACGCTAACGGCGCGCTCCTCGTGCGCGAGGTCGCCAACGGCGGCGCTACTACTGTGGTGGTTGACCACAACGCCGACCTCCCCGGCGCCTCGCCTATCCTGCTCATCAACAGCGGCGCGGATCACATGGCTTACTATCAGATGTTGAGCCTAATCCGCCGCCCCCTCGCGCAGATTAACAGCTCTTACCCCTTCCTGTTGATGATGTTTGGCGCCCCCGCCGTCATGCTCCCCTCTAAGATGTGGGTGATCAAGAACGCCGGCGTCAACCCCGCCCAGGGCCTCCCCTCCGCCTAAGCGGTAGCTGAGCTTAAAGAGGTGCTAGATGTGGCGCAGTAGAGGTTTCAAAGAGGGTGTGTTGAGTATCGCCGGGGCGCCCGTCGCCGTTGAAGGCTACATTATCACCACCCCCGACCTCACGCCCGCCCAGGTCGAGCACCTCACCCGCTCTAGCGCGTGGACACTTCTAGCGGAGGCGCCCGACGCCCCCGCGCTATCGCCCCTAGAGGAAGCAGAGGCGCCCGCCGCCCCCGCGACCCTAGAGGGCGAACAATCCCCCACCCCCGCGCCGGTAAAGCGACGCGGGCGGCCTAGAAAGGGCTAGATATGAGCTCAGCGCTAGAGGCGCGCGGCTATAACGCCGCATGGCTTAAATCTACTTTTCTACTAGGCGTTGACCTCACACTAGACGACGGCACGCCTTACCCCGAGGCTGTTTTTACAGACGCTCTCGCGCAGGCTGAGCGCGCGATAGGTGACGAGCTAGGGCTAACCCTCGCCCCTCAGACGATCCGCGAGCGCCAAGACCGAGAGCCGGGGCTAAGCGCGGGGTGGTATCCTATCCGCACCCGGCACCGCCCGCTATTGAGCGTCGAGGAGCTCGCCGTTCTATATGGGCGCTCAACCTCGCGCGCGATCCTCCCCTCTACATGGGCGACAATCCCCGAACCTATGGCGGGACAGATACACATTATCCCCACCACAGACGGCGCGGCGAGCTATGTAATCAGCGGCGGCCAACCGATCATTTTAGGCTTTGGAGGGCTTACGGGTGTTGACCCTTATATCCCCGCCTACTTTGAAATCACTTATCGCGCAGGTTTCCCCCTATATACGGGCTCCGCGACAATCCCCGCCGGCGCGCTCAGCGTCGAGGCGCCGCTAGGGGTGAGCCTACAGGACATTTACAGCGCGAGCGCCAGCACCGGCGCCACTGTGAGCGCTAAGGGCTACAACAGCATCACGCTCACCCGCACAGGGATCAGCACCGCAGCGCCTTTAACTGTATCATGGACTGTGGACACCCTACCCGCGCCGATAGTGCGCGCTATAGGGCTACAAGGCGCGAGCCTCGCCCTCAATATCGCGGGCGACCTCATCGCGGGCGCGGGTATCGCACAACAGAGCCAAAGCATAGACGGACTGAGCCAGAGCATCAGCACCACAGCGAGCGCGACTAACGCGGGCTACGGTGCGCGCCTTATTCAGTTTGAAAAAGAGCTAAAGAGCCTCATGAAAACGCTAAGGGCTACCTACCGCGCGCTTCAAATGGCCGCGCTGTAAGGGGGCGCCGGTGCTTTTACCTTCACGCCAACCTCCAAAGCTAATCCCACGCGCCGACTTTAGGCCCGATGAGTTTAGAAAGCTGATTTTTAGCCAGGGGCTCCGCGTGAGGTGGGAGCTCTCTAGCTTGTGCCCGTGCAACGCCCCCGCCACGGCCAGCGGATTTCAAGCGACCCTCAGCGCGAGCGCCCCGACACGCCGAAACCGCCCCGACTGCGACGCCTGCAACGGGCGCGGCTACCTCTACCACAGCGGCCAAGAGATCAGAGCTCTAGTCACCGGCGCGCGCCGCACAGATGAGCGCTTTAGCCAGGTGGGAGGCTCAGAGTTTGCGGAGGGGCTCATAGGGCTCTCATTATTGCCCGAGCACTTGCCCGCGATGGGCGACCGCTTCACGGTGCTAGACGCAGAGCTAACCTACCGCGAGGTTATCACGCGCGGGGCGAGCTCCACCGACACGCTAACCTACCCTATCTCGCAGAGGACACACGACCTAGCGGGGGGCACCGTCACCTTCGGCGTGAGGTATGCGCGCAGCGCCGCCCTTAGCGGGACTGTGACCGGGGGGCGCGCATATGTAGAGGGCGCGGATTTCAGCACCGCCGGCGGGGTGATCACCTGGACGGCGCCAGACGCACCGCCCACAGGCGCGCGCGTAGCCGTGGAGTATTACACACAGCCCGCCTATATAGTGCAGGGGCAACCGCACGCTATACGCGACGCCTACCGCGCATTTAAGGCGCCGGCGCCTTTTCATATCTCACTACCGATCTACGCAGAGGCGCGGCTAGAGCAGTACGGCGCCCCGCGCGAGGGAGGCGGCGCATGAGCTTACAAACAGGGATTGACCAGGCGAGCCGGCTAGCGCGCGCCTATCGCGTGGCGGAGGTGGTGGCGGCGGCGTGGAAGGCAGAGGCGCAGGCTTACGGGCTCAAGAGCACGCTCAACCTCTACAAGCGCGCTGTGCAGATACGCGAGGTAAGCGCTAATCATGTAATCATATCCCTTAGCGGGATAGTGCCCCTCATGATCGAGGAGGGCGTAGCGGCGCATGATATGCGGGCCTATCTACTCCGCACACAGCGCCCCGGCGCCTCACCTATCCGCTATGTAAAGAGCGGGCCGCGTAAGGGTGAGCCTTACAGGTACATCATGTTTAGACGCACGGCGGCGGATATTAAAGAGTACGGCGGGCGAGGGGCGCAGACCGCCGCGCGCCAGCTTGCGCCCTCGATGAGCGCCACGGGCGGGCGCCTACTTATCGGCGGGCGCTACTCCAACCCCTCAGCGCACTTCATCAATAAGCTAGGGATTAGGAGCACCTCCCCCGCGCTTAGCGGTATGGTAAGGCTAGAGGCGACAACCACAACCGCCGCAGGCGCACCCGGCACAAACACCACTTACGCCGCATGGCGCACCGTCAGCACAAAGCGCGCGGACGCTTGGCAACACCCCGGACGCCCCGCCGCTAACCTCGCGGCGCGCGTCGCCGCTCAAATCCCTCAGCTAGTACAGGCGGCGGGCCTATGATACATCATCACGCGCTCAGCGCCCTACAGCCCGCGCTAGCCTACTACTTTACACCCGCGAATAAAGCGGCGTGGGTCGCGCTATTCAGCGACACGGCGAGCAACAGCGCGCACCTAGACGCGCTCTACACAGAGCTGAGCGCCCAGGCGCCCGACCTCCGCCCTTACGCACAGGCGGGACTAGCTAAGCCCCCCTGTGTAATCGCACAGCTCACCGCCCGCCGCGTGACAGACCGCCCACTAGGCGGCACTTGGAACGGCGGCGAGAGCCTCATAAGCGAGCAGAGCGCAACGCTTGAGATACTAGCGCGCGGAGCAGATGAGGCCGACGCTCTAGCGCAGACCGTCTTAAAGGCGCTACAGCAGGCGCGCGCCGACTTTTTACGCAACGGCTACATCTACATTGAAACAGGCACGATGAGCGAGCTAGCGCCACATGAGACGCTCAGCGCGGAGGAGCTCGGCGTTTATGTGCGCCGGCTAGAGCTACGCGGGCGGCTCATGGAGGGCGCTACACGGCTCGGCGCGTGGGATAGCACGCTAGGCCCCCTTACTCTAGGGCTCACACCTAACGGGCGCGTACAACCTACAACAAGCGGCGCGCTTTAGGCTATAATGCACAGGACACCTACAAGGCAGGAGTAAAAACGCTATGCCGAGCACCCTAACGCTAACCGGGCTCCCCGCGACCGCGCGCCCCGGTATCTATGCGCGCATTGACGCGAGCGCCCTAAGCGGCGGGGCCCCCGATAGCGGGCGGCTTGCGCTAGTGGGCGATTTTCCCACATTCCCCACCGCCACGCCCGTAGAGTTTACATCGCGGCGCGCGATGAGCTCTTATGACACAAGCGACGCCGACCTAGCACAGCTCGCCGCGCTCAGCTTCAACCCCTCAAACGACCCCCTCGCCAACCGTGGCGCCTCCGCGCTCATCATGATCAACGCGCGCGAGGCCTGCACCGCCGCCAGCGTGGACTTTGGGCCCGTGATCCTCACCTCAAAGGTGTACGGCCCGCGCGGAAACCGCCTAAGCGCCGCCCTCACCGTGAGCGGTGATAGCCTTAGCCTAGCGCTTAATCGTGGGGGGCTCAGCGAGAGCTTTAGCGCGACCTCCAACGCCCTATTTACGCTCACCAACAACACCGGCGGGAGCCTCGCGCTCACCGTTGAGGCGGGCGTGATTACGCTTGAGGCTAGCGGCGGGGTGATCCTCGCCACTATCACCGAGAGCGAGGCGCCCGACCTCCGCGCCGCCGTGGCGATCCTCAACGGCCTAGAGGATATTAGCGCGGAGCTCATCGAGCCGGGGCTAATCACCCTCGCAGAGCTCGACTACAAGCTAGCCTCCGTGGCAGACGGCGCGACGCTCACCTATAAGGCGCCGGGGCGCGCCCTCACCGCCGCCCTCAGCGCCTCGCGCCTAGTGACCGCGAGCCAGGACACCACAAGCAGCGCGGGCACCCTTAGCACCTCAACGCAGTACGCCACCGGCGGCGCGCAGGGAAGCGCGCTAGGGTGGAGCGCCGCGCTTGAGGCTATCGAGGCGCAGAGCGTTCAGCTTGTGTGTATGTTCAGCACGGATAGCGCCGCGCATTCACTACTACCCGCGCACCTCACCGCCGCCGCCCTCGCAGGCTACGAGCGCCAAGCATACGCGGCTATCCCCTCAACGACCGTTTTAACCTCCGCGCGCACCCTCGCCGCCGCCCTCAATAACCCAGGCGTCGCGCTAGCCGCTCAGAGCGTCACCGTGTACGACCCGCGCGGGCGTATTACAGCGCTTGACGCCCGTTATACGGCGCTGATCCTCGCCGCCATGCAGGCGGGCTCAGATGTGGGCGAGCCCCTCACCCGTAAGCGCCCCGCGATCCTCTCAACGGCGCAGGTGTGGGACACCCACGCCGACATTGAGCAGGCGCTGAGGGCGGGGCTATGTGTGATCAGCCGCGACCAAATCGGGCCCCGCGTTGAGCGTAGCCTTACCTCATGGCTTGAGGATAATAACCCCGTTTACACCGAGATTAGCGCGTATGAGAGCGTGCTTTTTTCGGTGCGCGACCTCCGCACAGCGCTAGCCGACCAAATCGGGCGCCCTACTAAGGCCTCACAGATGAGCCTCATCGAGAGCCGCGTTAACGCGCGCCTCGCGGCGCAGGTGCGCGACGGGCGCATTAAGGCCTATCAAGGCGTCACGCTTGAGGACTTAGGCGACCAAGTAGCGATCTCTTACCAGGTCGCGCCGGTCGAGCCCCTTAACTTTATCGCTATCACCGCCATTGCTCAGCGCATCAGCGCCTAAAGGAGCCTAGAAAATGCCAGCATATAGAGCTATCAGCGGCGCTAGCTGTAAGGTGTACCTCGCCGCCACCGGTCAAGAGGTGGGGTGGGCGACGGGCGTTGATGTAACGGAGACAATCCAAAATCAGCGCGTCGATGTTATCGGTGATATTGACTCACAGGAGATTACGCCTGTTAGGCGCACCGTTAATATGAGCGTGGCCGCGATGCGTATTCAGCGCACCCCGCTAGAGGGGCTCGGCGTGTGGACACAGGGCGACACGGCGACGGTTTTAGCCACGCCCGCGCTAGACTTCGCCGTGATTGATGACACCACCGGCGAGACGCTTTTGACGCTACAGGGCTGTAAGCCCTCAACGCGCTCTTTTAGGGTGGACGCCCAGAGCCTCTTTAGCGAGAACCTTAGCTTTGATGTGCGCCGGATCATCTACCCCGGCGCCTAAGCTAGACACACGCGCGCGAGGCGCTTAGACTGAGGGCCCCCCCCACAAGGAGCCCCCCGAATGTTTGAGCACCTCAAGACGCACAAAGCGCCCGCCACCACAGCGCCCGCCTCCGAGCCCCCCACAGGCTTAGAGCGGGTGTTGAACATTGAAACAGAGCTAGGCGGGCAGGTGCGCCGCGCCACCGTCACCGCGCGCGTAATGGATATGAGCGCCAAGATCGCGCGCGACCGCCTCGCGGCGGAGCTCGCCGCGCCCTCGCGCTTTGACGACCTACCCGCCGCCGCTCAGCTCCGCATATGGGCCACCGCAACGCTAGCCTACAGCCTCACAGACGCGCCCGCGTGGCTGAGCGAATGGGCGGGGCTCTATGACCCCCTTTTATTCGCGCTTTTCGAGGAGGTGAGCGCCCATGAGCGCGCATTTTTTCGCGGACACATGGAGGCGGGCGCAGATACAGCGAAAGAGCCCCGCGTGGAGATTAAGCGCCTCACTCTACCCGCTCTTTGAACCTTGCCCCCT